TTTATCATCCTCAAATAATTGGTATTGGAGATAACTATTCAGTAGATGAATTGGTTGAACTATATCACAAATGTCACTGTATGGTTTATCCAACAATGGGAGAAGGATTTGGAATGATTCCATTTGAATCAATTGCAACAGGTATGCCAACAATCCTTACAGACGCTACTGGGTGTAAAGATTTTTCTCATTATGGAATTCCATTATCAGCAAGTTTTGTAAAAGCAGATTGGCAAGATAATCTTTATGCCGCTGATACCGGTAATTGGGCAAGTCCTGATTTTGATGAATTATTAAACTTAATGTCTAGTGTTGTTGATGAATATGAAATTTATAAAAAGTTTTCTTTAAAGTCTGCAAAAATTTTACATTCTGAGTTTTCATGGGCTATGACTGCTGATAAGATATTAAAGCGTTTAGAGTTTTATGAAAATTCTTTACTGTAATCCTTAGTAATATTCATTGACTTTAACTTTTTACATAGTAAACTAGTTATTCATTTCGCGGAGGCCAAATTGTCACTATTAACTTATGATTTTATAAATTCCTATTCCCAAAAACAAGTACCTTGGGGTTTTGGTGGCTTGGGAGAGATTGTTTATTTAAGAACATACAGTAGAAAAATTGATGGTACTGACAGAACAGAAACTTGGGTAGAGACTCTCAAGAGAATTATTGATGGGGCCGTAGAGATTGGCGTTCCATTTACTCAAAAAGAAGCAGAAACTTTGTTTGATCATATGTTTAATTTGCGCTGCAGTGTTTCTGGTCGTGGACTATGGCAACTTGGAACACCGTTAGTTCAAAAATTTTCTGGCACATCTTTAAACAATTGTTTTTTTACAAACATTGAAAAAATTGAAGACTTTGAATTGCTGTTTGATTACTTGATGCTTGGTGGTGGAGTTGGTTTTTCAGTAGAGCGTTCAAAGATTCACGATTTGCCAAAAATCAAACATGTAGAAAAAATTACTGCTGAAAGAACAAACGATGCGGATTTTATTATTCCTGATTCAAGACAAGGCTGGAGAGAATTATTATCAAAAGTTCTTGAATCTTATTTTGTAACTGGAAAATCTTTTTCGTATTCAACAATTTTAATTAGAGAGTTTGGAGCACCTTTAAAAACTTTTGGTGGCACAGCTTCTGGTCCTGGAGCTTTGGTGGAAGGAATTGCAGACATCTGCAAAGTTCTTAATAATCGCACAGGTAAGAAACTTCGTTCAATTGATGTTTTGGATATTTGCAACATTATTGGTCGCATTGTAGTATCTGGCTCATCTCGCCGTTCGGCTCAAATTGCAATTGGCGATCCCGATGATGTTTTGTTTTTGAGAGCAAAAAATTGGGGCTCTGGAGATATTCCTGCTTGGCGTTCAAATAGTAACAACTCTATTTATGCAGACTCATATAGTGAAATTATGCCAGAACTTTGGAGAGGCTATGATGGTACTGGAGAGCCTTATGGTTTATTAAACAGAAAACTTGCTAGAACTTATGGTCGCACTGGAGAAAAAAATCCAGATCCAACTATTGAGGGATTTAACCCATGTGCAGAAATTGCTTTAGGGGATGGTGAGTCCTGTAACCTCTCTACTATCTTTTTACCAAATGTTGAATCACTAGAGCAATTTAAAGAAATCAGCAAACTTTTGTATATGGTGCAAAAACAAATTTCTAAACTTTCTTATCCATATGAAAAAACAAATACAATAGTTCATAAAAACTCAAGACTTGGGCAATCTGTAACTGGTATTTTGCAATGTGATGAAGAAAAAATTAGTTGGTTAGATACTGTTTATAATTATATTAAAAATTTTGATAAAGAATACTCAAAAGATAAAGGCTGGGAGCCATCTGTAAGACTTACAACTGTTCAGCCATCAGGAACTCTTTCGTTGCTTCCTGGGGTTACTCCTGGAATACATCCAGCATTTGCTCAGTATTACATCAGAAGAGTTCGTTTTAACTCGGTTGATCCTCTTGTTGATGTATGTCGCAAACGTGGATATAAAATTGTTTGGGATAAAGGTCTTGATGGTCGTGAAGACCACACCAAGTATGTTGTTGAATTCCCATGCAAATCACCAGAAAATTCTGTTCTAGCAAAAAACATGACAGCTGTTGACCAGCTTGAATGGGTTAAAAAACTTCAAACTATTTGGGCTGATAATGCGGTATCTGTAACTGTTTATTATCGCAAAGAAGAGCTTGAGTCAATTAAGGAATGGCTATCTAAAAATTATGATAAATCAATCAAATCAGTATCTTTCCTACTTCATGTTGACCACAATTTTGTGCTGCCTCCATATGAAGAAATCACCGAAAGCGAATACAATTTAGCAATTTCAAAACTTGATTTATCAATTCCTGCTGTTTCTGCACCAGAGATAGACATGTTATCGCTTGATGACTGTGCAACTGGAGCTTGTCCGATACGTTAATGTTGCAAAAACGAATAAGTTGTACTTTAATTTATCAGAAATGTCCTTTTTTTAATAAAAGTAATGTATAATGTGTATCAATGGGATACGATACTATCAAAAAAAGTAACCTTTGGGTTCCTGAAAGAACTTATGGCGTATGTATGTGGGTTTTACCTGACGGTAAACCTTTAATGGATGCAGACGGGAATGTTCTTTCAGCAGAAGGTTTTGTTGGAGACCCAGATATTGAAAGAAGAGTTCTTGAAGCAGGTATTTATTGGTCGGGTTCAGATGAGGGAGAGGTGGCTTGGGTTCATGGCGCAAGAAAAATCTCATCTTCTGAAAGAGATGACCAAGCAGATAGGCTGAATAACGGGCTGTTACCAGACCCATATGAAGATTTTTTTGACGGATTGAGGAAAAATGGAAGATAACAGAATGACACACATAGAAGATATTTCATCTTTAGATGAAATTGATGATATTAACTATTTTGGATTTGAAACATCAATTATAAATGATGACCCGTTTGCTAAAGTAAATTTTAATAACCTTTCTCCAAAAATGAAAAGGAAGGCTCAACGGTTAGCTAAAAAATATGAAGGCATTGACGGCGTATCTACAAAATATATTGATCCAGAAACACTTGATGGTTATTCTTTATACGATATTGTTAATCCACCTTATGATTTAGATAACCTTGCTGGGTTGTATGATTCTAGCGCTATTCACAATGCATCTATTGCTGCAAGAGTCATGAACACAGTTGGTTTAGGTTTTGAATTTGTTGAAACATTAAAAGCAAAAAGAAAAATTGAAAAAGCATCTGGCGATCCGGAAAAGCTTGCAAAAGTTCGTAAATTGATTCAAGATGAAAAAGAAAGATTAACACAAATTTTTGAAGACACAAATCAAGAAGAAACTTTTCTTGAAACAATGGTTAAAATTTGGCAAGATGTTCTTACGATTGGAAATGGTTATTTAGAAATTGGTCGCAATAATTCAGGAGATATTGGTTATATCGGACACATTCCTGGAACCCTTATGAGAGTTAGGCGTAAAAGAGATGGCTATGTTCAAATTGCCAGAAGTAATAAAATCTCAGCAGTCTTTTTTAGAAACTTTGGAGATTCTGAAACAGAAGACCCAATCAATACAGATAATAACCCAAATGAAATTATTCATTTTAAAACATATTCTCCAAAAAATACTTATTACGGTATTCCTTCTTCTGTTTCTGCTGCAGCTGCCATAGTTGGTGATAAATTTGCTAAAGAATACAATATTGATTATTTTGAAAACAAAGCTATCCCTCGTTATGCAATTGTTCTTAAAGGAGCAAAGCTTAGTAATAAATCAAAACAAGAACTGATTAATTATTTTAGAAAAGAAGTCAAAGGTCGCAATCACGGAACTTTAGTAATTCCTCTGCCGGCATCAATTGGTTCTGATAGTGATATTAGATTTGAAAAACTAGAAGCTGGCATACAGGATGCATCTTTTGATAAATATCGTAAATCAAACAGAGATGAAATTTTGGTCGCTAACAGAGTGCCTGCTCCGAAAGTTGGAGTGTACGATAATGCCAACTTGGCAGTTTCTAGAGATGCTGATAAAACATTTAAGATGCAAGTCATTGGGCCAGATCAATCTGTTATTGAAAAAAGATTGAACAGGGTTATTTCTGAATTTAGTGATTTGCTTGTTATGCAATTTAAACGCATTGACTTGATTGATGAAGATATTCAATCTAGAATTAATGATAGATATTTGAGAACAGAAGTTATTTCTCCAAACGAAGTTAGATCATCTCTTGGTCTTACTGAGAGAGCTGATGGAGATGTTCCTTTGCCGTTCCCAACAAAAATCAAGAAAGAACAATCTGGGCCAGGGGCTCCGGTTGGAAATTCTAATAACATCTCAGCTCAACCCCGTAATGCTCGTTCTGATACGCCAGAAGGCTCTTCAGACCCACGAGAATCTGGGGACCAAGCCGAGAGAGGCGAAGTACAAGATACCACAGGAGGTTCTGAATGAGTTACGAAAACGGAATTGTTTATTCCAACACCGCAGCTACTAGCACAAGCGGTACTGGCGGAGTAGTGTCTTTAAATAGACACACCAGTTGTATTCATTTTTATAATACACATGCAAGCACAGCTGCAACTGTAAAATTAAATGATGGCCCGCATGAGGTTATTATTCCGGCTAAAGATAGCGGAGGCGGTTATGTTGAAATAGAAGGTGACTACACCAAATTTCAAATTATGACTGCCGGAGTTACTTTGGCAGTATATGCAGTTGCTTAATTTGCATATATTA